GCATCATCACATCCAGAAGTACGTGATATTATTATGCAAAGACTTTCCTCTATTGCAAAAGAGGGAGAGGTAATAACAGTTGTCCACGATGTTCAATGATTTCTTAGAGGTATTAAAAGAAAATAATTTTGATGAGATTCCAGTAGATGCAAAGACATTTGTTGAGTCTCCAGATTTTCTTGGTCAACCCTCCCTATCTGAAATTCAGTATGACATTGTTGAGGCTATGAGTCAGATCTACAAAAAAGAAGATCTAGAAGAGTTGATGGGTTCAATTGAAGGTAGCAAATACTATGCAAAATATACAAAAAACGAAATCATTTTACAGTTGGGTAAGGGTAGTGGCAAAGATTTTGTTTCCACTGTTGCTTGTGCTTATGTTGTTTACAAGTTACTTTGCCTTAAAGACCCTGCCAGATATTTTGGAAAGCCAAGCGGAGACGCTATAGATATTATTAACGTTGCAGTAAACGCTCAACAGGCTAAGAATGTTTTCTTCAAAGGTTTTAAGAGCAAGATTGAAAGATCTCCATGGTTTGCTGGCAAATATAATCCAAAGGCAGATAGCGTTGAGTTTGATAAGTCTATTACTGTTTACTCTGGTCACTCAGAACGTGAATCTCATGAGGGTTTGAACTTGCTTATGGCAGTACTTGATGAGATTTCTGGATTTGCATCTGAAGTTGGCACTGGCAATGATCAAGGCAAGACTGCAGAAAATATATATAAAGCATTTAGCGGTACAGTAGACTCTCGTTTTCCAGACTTAGGTAAAGTTGTTTTGCTTTCTTTCCCAAGATATCAGGGTGATTTTATTTCAAAGCGGTATGACGATGTAATCATGGATAAAGATGTAATAGAACGTAGACATACATATATTATTAATCCTGATTTACCACATGATGATTCAGGAAATCAACTTGAAATTGTATGGGAAGAAGACCATATTGTTTCATATAAAATACCAAAGGTATATGCACTTAAAAGACCCACATGGGAAGTAAACCCTACTAGAAGTATTGAAGATTTTAAGATGTCTTTCTTTAAAGATATGGGAGATGCAATGATGCGTTTCTTATGTACCCCCACATATTCATCTGATGCTTTCTTTAAGCAAAAGGATAAGCTAGAAAGATGCATGACTTTAAGAAACCCTGTGGATAGTCATAGAAGATTTGATCCTGGTTTTAAGCCAGATCCGAACAAGGTCTATTATGTTCATGCCGACCTTGCACAAAAGCATGACAAATGTGCTGTAGCAATTGCCCATGTTGATAAATGGGTAAGTATTCAAGTAATTAAAGATTATGAGCAAGTAGCACCAATCGTAATAGTAGATGCTGTTGCTTGGTGGGAACCAAAGGTAGAAGGCCCTGTAAACCTATCTGAGGTAAAGTTATGGATACAAAACCTTCGTAGAGAAGGATTTAATATTGGAATGGTATCGTTTGATAGATGGCAGTCTTTTGATATTCAAAATGAACTAAAGGCTGTTGGTATAAGAACTGATACTGTTTCTGTTGCTAAAAAACATTATGAAGATTTAGCAATGATGATATATGAGGAAAGAGTTGCTATGCCAATGATTCCTTTATTGCTTGATGAGATGAGTGAACTTAAAATTATGAAAAATAATAAAGTTGACCACCCACGCAAGAAATCTAAGGACTTGGCAGATGCCGTTTGTGGGGCGGTATTTGGAGCAATATCCCATACCAGTAAAGATCCCAATCTAGAAATTGAGATCCATACTTGGTCTAGTGCATCCCGACTTGCACAAAAGCAAAGGGATATGCTAGAATTAGAATCTAGGGACATTCCTGAAGATATCAGAGATTATCTAGACGAATATAAATTAATCTAATAAACAAGGAGAAAAATGAATTCATTTAAAAAGATCAGCTTAGTCATCGCTGCAGCCCTGACTGGCACAATGCTAATGGCTACATCATCAAACGCATCAGCACCTGTAGTAACAGTTGATGGTGTAACAAATGTAACAACATCTGCAGCACCAAAGACGGTAGCAGTGCCTTCAGCAAATACAATTACAGCAGGCACATCGGTTGCTATTGCAGCAACAGCAGTCACAGGAACATCAGTTGTTTTTACTGCTTCATCAACAGTTAAGTTGGTATCAGCACTAAATACTGCAACACCTGCAACAGTTACAACCGCTAGTGGAGTTCCTTCACTATCTTTACCTTCAGCAGGAACTGTTTTGACAGTTTACGCATACACAACTTCAACAACAGTTGGTTCAGTAACAATTGTAAATGGTGCATACTCAACAATCGTTTATGTGCAGGGAACAGCAGGTTCAGCACACAATGTTGCACTTTCAGTGCCTGCATCAACAGCAGTTGGAACAGTTCCAACAATTACAGCATCTGCAACAGATGTATTTGGTAATCCAGTAGCATCAGAGAGTCTTTCTGTAACGCTTATCGGTTCTTCTTTTGCTGATAATTCAGTTACAAAGACATTTACAACTTCAGCAGTAACTTCTGCAGCAGGCGTAACTCCAGTGACAGTAATTGGTTCAAAGACTGAGGCACTTGTTACAGCAGTAGCAGGAGAAATTACAGCGGTGGTAACAGGAGCAAATGCAGCAACTGTTGTAACTGGTCTTTCAGCACCTGTAAAGTCAGCAATTGCTAAGTTTGTAGTTTCTGATCTTAATGCTCAAGTTACACAACTTAAGGCAGAACTTGCAGCAGCAACTGCAGCACTTGCATCTGAAAAGGCTGCACATGATGCAACTAAGTCAGCAGCAGCAACTGCAAAGGCAGCAGCAGATAAGGCTCTTGCAGATGTTAAGTCAGCATATGATGCAACAGCAGCAACAGCAAAAGCAGCAGCAGATCTTGCAAAGGCAACTTACATTGCAGAGTATAATGCTCTAGCAAAGAAGTGGAATGCAAAGAATCCAAAAGCTAAGGTTGCTCTAAAGAAGTAATCTATTCCAACAACTGAGGGAGTCATTAACTTGGCTCCCTTTTTTGTTTTATAAAATGATATAATAAGACTATTAGTTACCACCACAACTAGTAGGAGAAAAAAATTAAAGTATTTTTGCGTATTGTTTTAGTAGCAATTCTTTCTTTATTTCCATTAGCACTTAATAATAATGCTAATGGGTCAATTACTGAGATATCAGCAACAGTTGGAGAAGGCCAAGTACTCAGGCTATCAGCTCCAGAAGGATTTAAAATTCATGGTGTAGCATTTGCTTCATATGGAACTCCAGCAAATTACACTATTGGCAAGTGTCACGCAGCAAATTCAACATCTATTGTTCAAGCATATATTAAAAATGAATCATTAGTTATTTCTGCAACCAACGGTATTTTTGGTGATCCATGCGGTGGCACATACAAAAAACTTTCTGTAGTATTATCAATTGAGCCAATACCAGCATCAGAGCCGTTGATTTTAAATAGTCCATCTAATCTTATTGCAGTAATTGATGAAGTAAATCAATCAGTCTTGTTATCTTGGTCGGCACCAACAGTTAGTAATGTATCAGTTGAAAGGTATGCCATAAGTTGGTCTACTGGGTCAAATGGTTGGGGCATTGCAACAGGTAATGTTGGAGACTCAAATGCATTAAATACATCTATTACAATTCCAATATCAGTAGTAAACACAGATGGCTTAGATAAGGTATATTCATTTAATGTAAGATCAGATAATGATACATTAGGAGTGTATTCTAATATATCAAATATTAGTTCAGTTTATGTTAATGATCCAGCAAGAATTGCAGCAGAGATAGAAGCCTTAGCGGAAGAAGAAAGACTTAAGGCTGAAGCGGAAGCCAAGGCTAAAGAAGAAGCAAGACTTCAAGCAGAGGCAGCAGCATTACTAGCAGCCCAACAAGAAGCAGCGAGACTTGCAGCAATTGCTGAACAAGAAAGACTAGCAGAACTTGAGCGACAAAGATTAGCAGCAATTGCAGAAGCAGCACGTTTGGCAGAAATAGAACGACAAAAACTTGAAGCAGAAGCAGCGGCTAAGGCGGAAGCAGAACGACTTGCAAAAATTGAGGCTGAGAGAATTGCTGCTGAGCTAAAGGCAAAGGCTGAAGAAGAAGCTCGTCTTAAGGCGGAGTCAGAAGCTGAGGCTGAGCGTTTAGCTAAGATTGAAGCAGAAAGACTTGCCGCAGAAGAAGCAAAGAAAAAAGATGAAGAAGAAAAATTAGCTGCAGAAGCAAAAGCAAAGTCTGAATCTGATCGCTTGGCAGCAGAAATAAAAGCTAAGCAAGAAGCAGATCGTATTGCTGCTGAAAAAGCAGAAGAAGAAAGGCTAGAAAAGATTGCTGCAGAAGCAAAGGCTGGGAAAGAATTATCAAAGGAAGAAGTTGCTGCAGTTGTAACATCATTAGTTGCAGACCTAAAACCAGGAGAGTCTATCTCAGCAGCACAAGTACAAGCATCTGGAGTATCATATTCTGATCTTCCAGCATCCACGCCAATTGAGGTTCGTACTGACGAAAATGGAAATGCTCTTGTTATTACTGCTGAAGTTGCTGCAAATATTGAGCTAGTACAAGATCCAGGAGCATTACTGGAGGCAGCGTTTTCAGATCCAGGTGCAGCACTACAAGCACTTGGAAGCATTGGTGCAGATATGACCACAGAAGAAAGAGAAGAAGCAACAGAGATGGTTGTTGCAACAGTTGTTGCTGCGGGAGCAGCAATTAATGCAGCTGCAGTCGCTGCAGGAGGGGCTACAGGCGGCGGTTCTGGTGGGGGAAGTTCTGGTGGAGGCTCAGGAGCCAATTCACCAGTTTCAAGAGGAGGAAGAAAATGGTAAGAATAGTAAAAAATATAGTAAAAGATATGATCGATCAGGCATGGACCCTCCTTGGAATGTTTATTGCCTGGGTAGTGTTGGACGGTAGTGCAAAAACTGTTGTTGGATATGGAATTATGGTAACAACAGCAATATGGATAATTACTAGTCCATTTAGAAATAAGGAGCAAGAATAATGAACGGTGTAAAAAATATTTGGAATATTTTAATGCGTATCCTTGCAGTGTTTGCAGCAAATGCTTTAGCAGTAATTGGTGCAGGCGCAATCGCAGGAATCTCAGTAGCAAAGGCTATGACAGTTGCTGGACTCAGTGCAGTAGCAGTTGTTGTTGAGAAGTTAGCTCGTGCATTTATGGACGACGGAAAGCTATCAGCAGATGAGATTAATGCAGCATTTTCTACCACAGATAAAAATGCAAAAACAGTACAAGATGCTGCCGTAGAAATACGTAGAGCGAAGGCATCTAAGGCCTAATATACCCTGTTTGACAGCCATGCCTGCCTCTGATATACTGGTAATACAGTAAACTTAGGGGTAGGCATGACTTGTATTGCAGGAATAATGAAAGATGGCAAGGTTCACCTTGCTGGTGAACGTGGTGCCTCTGAAGGCAGCTATATTGTTTCAATTGACAAACCAAAAATATGGAAATCTGGTCCTTATGTTTTTGGGTATGCTGGTACATTTGATGCACAAATTATTCAATATAATTTTATTCCACCAATTCCAGAGGGTAATGTAGATAAGTTTATGCATGGAAAGTTTTTAAAATCACTTAAAGAATTTTATAACGAATGGGATATTGGCGGTAAAGATAGTGAAATATCCCTTCTTATTGGTATAAAAGGTAAACTCTATGAACATGAAGCAGAAGGGTTTACTATGATTTCCTATGACAGAGATTATGTTGCCATAGGATCAGGGGCAGACTACGCTATTGGGTCTCTTCATGCTACCCAAAATCATAAAGATCCAAAGCGTAGGCTTGCTCTTGCTTTAGGATGTGCTATTGAATTTAGCTCATCATGTATTGGTCCAATTGACTTTGTTCAAGGTTAGGGGTATAATATTACTATGTTAGAAGAAGATTATAATGAGTTTGATATTTGGTTAAACAACGGTATTGATAGAGGCTGGATCACTGAGCCATTTTGTAATACACACGATGGTGATCCATACATGACAGAAGAAGAAATGCTAGAGTGGGACGAGGGTGGAGATCCTTGCCAAGTAGTTTTTAAAATTAAAGAGTAAAGTTTGATATAATAGATTTGTACCTGCCTGATGGGGGTACATTAACTTATTCGCTTGAAAGGGGAATAAAATGGTAACAAGATATACACCTAATGGATCATATACGTTTAACTCTGCATGGAATTCAATGTTAAATGATCCATTTTTTATTGGCTTCAACAAAGAAATAGCACGTCTTAATAGTGCACATAAAACAAATTCACAATCGTATCCTCCATATGATCTTCTTAAACTAGATGAAGATACATATAGACTGTCTCTAGCTATTGCTGGATTTACAAAAGAAGATATTAATATTTCAGTAGATGATGGAACATTAATTATCAAGGGTGAGATTGTTGAAGTAGCAGATGCTGAAGTTGTTCACAAGGGAATCGCAGGTCGTAAGTTTGTACGATCATTTGCTCTTGGTGAGTACATGGAAGTAACTGGGGCAGAACTTAAGGACGGTAGGCTCAATATTAGTATTGATCGTATTGTTCCAGAAGATAAGAAGCCTAAAACAATCAAAATCAAGTAGTACAATATGAATGTCCCCACACAGGACCTTAGTGATGGATTAGTTACCCATTGGATAGAGACCGTGGCGCAAGTCAGGTGAATTGCCTGTGTGGGGCTTAATATTATTTGATATAATTAAATTCTATGACTGACAAAGAGTTGGTACATTACAATAAGCAGCAGTTTAAAAAAAGACTGTCAGAGATAAAACAAGCATCTGGTTGCAAAGATTGTGGAGTTACAAATCCAATAGTTTTAGATTTTGATCATTTAAAAGATAAAAAATATAATGTTTCTAGGATGATTCACGATGGATTTTCTTGGGCAGCAATTAAAAAAGAAATAGCAAAATGCGAAGTAGTCTGTGCTAACTGTCATAGAATAAGAACTTATGACAGATTGACAAACAAAGCTTCGTAATGCTATAATAGAATATCTTACATTACAGGAGGAAAGTATGTCAGTAAAAGGAAGTTTAGAAGCAATCATTGAGGTTGCAAAGAAAGAGTTGGGAACCATTGAAGGTCCCAAGGATAATGAAACAAAGTACGGTGCATGGATAAAGGTAAATTTCCAACCATGGTGCCAGTCATTCGTTTCATGGTGTGCCCACACAGCGGGTGTAGCAAAGTTTCCAAAGTCTGCTTCAACAGTAGCAGCATCAGATCAGTTTAAGAAGGAAGGCCGTTGGTCAGATGCACGTAATGATGACCCAATGCCAGGAGACTGGATTTATTTTGATTTCCCAGAAGATGGTGTAAATCGTATTTCACATGTTGGTATTTGTATTAAGAACAACGGAGATGGAACAATTCAAGTTATTGAAGGAAACACTTCAGGAACTGCAAAGGGAGACCAGCGCAATGGCGGAATGTGCGTTGAGAAGACTCGTGGTTATGTAAAGAATAACAAGAAGAAGTTAGTCAATGCTGTAGTTGGTTGGGGTCGTCCAGTTTATGCTGGTGAAGAGAATGCTCCACTACTAAACAAGTTAACAGCAACACCTGCTAAGGCTACATCTCCAGATGCTGCTAAGAAGGCTGCAAAGCCTGTTGCAAAGAAGTCATCTGGTGGCGGTAAAGGCAATCAGGTAAAGTAAATGGGAAAGCATTTAGATAAAGTAAAAAAAGCACTAGAGCAAAGAATTGCAGCAACACCTGGGGGTGCTGGCTATAAAACTCCAGGATCTATGAATAAAAAGAAGACTGGATATCGTGGCCAGAAGGCAAAAGGTTCTAATTAGTGCCAAAGTACGATTACAAGTGCACGGTGTGCTCAATGTCTATTGAATTTGAAAGAGGATTCGGTGAAGACAGAGAGCCATCGTGCTGTAATGAGATAATGCAAAGACAATGGACTGGTTCTGTTGGTGTAATTTTTAATGGTTCAGGTTTCTATTCAACAGACAACAAAAAGTAAAGGTATATACTATGAGTACAATGATTACAGAAGAGATTGTGGAAAAAGATTGGGTTTTAAAACCAACAGATCGCTGTGACTCATGTGCAGCAGAAGCACTAGTGAAGGTTACTGGTTTAACTGGCGACCTAATGTTTTGTGGTCATCATTATAACAAAATCATGGACAATGCCGAAGGGTATAAGAAAATGATGGCGTTTTCACTTACTATTGTTGATGAAAGAGATAAACTAATTGAAAATAAAGCAAAGGGTAAAGACTACTAATGATTTATTATTTTACAGCAGATTGGTGTAATCCTTGTAAAAAAGTAAAGCCAATTGTTGAAGAAATGAATAGAGAAAGTGCTATTAAGTTTCAGATGATAGATGTGGATTCTGAAATGGAATTAGTAAAAAGATTTGATATAAAGTCTGTTCCAACCTTTATTTTAATTGAAGACGGTGTTGAAGTAAAAAGAATTACTGGCGCACAAACAAGAGTCCAACTAGAAAATTTTATAAATATAAAGGCAGAAGATGAATAATCCAGATTCAGAAGAGCAAAAAATAATTGATCAACTTTTACTAGAAAATGCACTAGAGGTAGTTGGTATTGATGATTCAAATGGTGAATTTCTTTATGCTTTTACTAATAAAATAAAAGATGTTATGCCAGACTTATATGAAGATCATCTTAATTTTGTTAATTCTGAGATTATGACCCTTTGGGAAAAGGGGTATTTAGATATTGATTTCCTTGAAGAAAACCCAGCGGTAAGATTAGCAGAAAAAGCAGTAGATAAAGAAGAATTAAGTAAACTAACAACCCAAGAACTATGGTCTTTAGAGGAGATAAAGCGTCTCCTTAAAACTCCAGAAGTCTGATATAATGAAGTTATGCCATATCACATCGGACAAGAAGGATCATACGGTTGTTCTGGGTTCCCCGCACTTAAGGATGGAACAAACGAAGTTATGGGCTGCCATAAGACTAGAGCACAAGCTGCTGCTCAAATTTATGCAATTAATACTAGCGAAGGAAACATAGGTAAAGTAATGCCAAATCTTAAAGAAGGCGATTTCGCCATGACAGCGCACGGATCTGATGAAGAGGTCCACATTGGTCAGGTAGTACACGTTATGCGTGAAGGTATGCTTGGTGTTTCAGGTGGAGAGTACACTTTAGAAGCATCTGCTGAAAATCCAGCGGTACTTCTTCAGTTATTCGAACAAGAAGAAAATGGATTCTGGGAAGCAACAAACTTATATACAGGATGCATGATGTCTCTTATGGTTGCTATTGATCCTCTTCCACAAGAGCCAGAAGATAGCGAAGTTGCTATGGCAATGTATGATTCATCAATTGGTAAATCTGAGATGGCTAATGCACCATATGAAGATGCAGAAGATATGGATAAAGCCAAGCCTAATTACGCAGATATGATTGAGCCAAGAAGAGGTGGATCAACTCCTTCTAATCCAAGACTTTATGAAACAGTTATTAGGGAAGCAAAAGATAAGTTTGACGTTTATCCTTCTGCCGTTGCAAACGCATGGGTAGTTGGAGAATACAAGCGTCGTGGCGGTACATATAAAGGAGAAGACATGGATAAGAGAGACTATTCAACGGATGCACGTCGTGCAATGGCAGAGTCAGGTATGGCAATGCCAGACGGTTCGTTTCCAATTGCAAATGGCGGAGATCTTCAGAATGCAATTCAATCTGTAGGCCGTGCATCAAACTATGCAGCTGCTAAGCAGCACATTATAAGTCGTGCAAGAGCACTAGGAATGATGGAAATGCTTCCTGAAGATTGGCGCAACAATGCAACAAAGGGAATGGGCAACTGGAGTGGATCAATCTTTGATCTAAATCCATTTGTAAAGTAAAATGGCTGATACATATTCACCAAATGCTGGCATGAAAGCTGCTGCACGACGTGCTTTGAAATGGAAAGAAGAAGGTAAGGCAACTGGTGCTGGAACCCCTGTAGGTTGGGGTAGAGCAACAGATATTGTCAATGGTTCTCCAATGTCTCTTGATACTGTTAAGAGAATGTATTCTTTCTTTTCTCGTCATGAAGTAGATAAAAAAGGAAAAGGTTTTTATGATGGACCAGAGTTCCCATCAAATGGAAGAATTATGTGGGAAGCGTGGGGCGGAGATGCAGGATTTTCCTGGAGCCGTGCAATTGTAGAAAGAGAAAAGGCAAATAAAACTTGGGTAGGTAGCCCATTTAGTTTCAGAAAGGGGTAGTGCAGTGGAGGATATGAAAATTGAAGAAGTTAATCAGTTACTTAACTTTTATAGGCAAAAAGCAGCAGACTTAGAGTTACAGTTATTGCAGTCACAGATCAAGTTAAATAAGCTTGTTATGACACCAACTGAGCCAGTTCCTGCTACCAAAATAAGTAAAACAAAATCTGAATAATAAATAACATGGAGTATGTTTTTGCTATTGGCTTGACATTGGCTGCTTCTTGGTCTATAATTGAATTAAACAAGTACAAAATTTCAAAAACTTTGAGAAGTGTTCGCTATAGTCAAAGCGATATTCATCAAACAATTATAAGTTTTGTACCTAAAAAAATAAATAATAAAAAAGAAATAAAATCACAGTCAGCAGAACATGCTGGCAAAACCATGATTAAGATTATTGTTATAGACAATAAAGCTTACTGGGTGAAAAATAATGTCTTTTATTTTGCTGAAACTAATAATGGTGACATTATTGATATGACAGCAAAACCTGTTGAGATATCAAATATGTCTAAACAGGATATAGATAAGATGCTTTTTATATTAGACAACCTAAGAAAAGGGAAAAAAGATGATAGTAGTAGTCCAGGGGACCAATGAGTTTAATGACTACAGCGTTTTCATTCGTGCCATGGGTGTTGCACTATCTGGTATGAGAAAAGATGATACAGATTTTGAGATTTATTCGGTAGGTCCTGTAAGAATCAATGCCATGGTCTCTGAATTTTCAAACCTTTCAGAACGTGGTATGAAGGCAAGAGGAAGAAAAATTAAATATTACAAAGTTCCATCATATTGGGTAGAAGAAAACATGATGCATGTAAATTATTTTGCATACCTTTGTAATCCAAAGCAAACAACATCAAAACTTGTTGCTAAGGCAGAACTAGAAAACGTTGAAGTCGGAATTTTTAAATACTAGGGGGAAGTATGATCGTAACTAATTTAGAAAAGATGGAAAAGATTGTAAAAGCAAACAGCAACCTTTCTTGGGTGGGCTGGGATGTAGTGGATCTTAAGAGATCTGATTCTGCACGTACTGCCGTTAACGGTGTGAGAGTAAAGGGTCTTTGGTACATGCAAAGAGTTTATAAGGTCACTCGTAACGGATGGGACATTCCAAACAGATATAGGGGCTAATATGAAACAGCACCTGTGGAAAGATAACGCTCAATGTCTGGGCTCTGATACAAACATGTTCTTTGATGATTATGAAGAAAAAATGGAAAGTAGAGAGTTTGTTGACTCTATTTGTAGAACATGTCCAGTAGCAAAAACATGTTTTGCCAATGGCGTATCAGGAAAAGAGTGGGGTATATGGGGCGGTATCTATCTAGAAGGTGGAGAGATCTCAAGAGAATTTAATAGTCATAGATCAAAAGAACAATGGTCTTTAACTTGGCAATCACTAACAATGGATCAATAATATGTGGTCATATGTATTAGCTGCTATTGGAGTTACTGGTATATTCTTTGTTGGTCGTAAGACAATCTGGGGTTGGTTAATCCTATGTCTTAATGAAGTACTATGGATTGTGTATGCTCTAACAACCAAGCAATACGGTTTTATATTTGCTGCCGTAGCATATGGTTTTGTATATATTAAATCATTTTTACACTGGAGAAAAGAAGAATAATGTATACAGATACAATGCGTAGGGCTTTTCATTCTATTGCTGCACCTAAAAATTTTGGTGTAACATTAATAGATAATGAGAATTTTTTAACTATTAAACTAAATGAGAAATCATTTTTACATATGAGCCATGATGAAAAATTAGAGGCAGTTAGGTATGTGGCGATAGTAAAAAAAGCACTAGAGATGGAAGGCGCAATTGTATTGGTTACAAGAGAACCAATCAAGTAGTGTGTAAACAATGAGCATATTTATATCAATAGCAAGCTATCGTGATCCAGAACTAACTAGGACTATTAGATCTGCAATAAGCAATGCTGCAAATCCAGATGAACTGTATTTTTCAATAGTTATTCAAGACTTTGAAGATAGTACCCCAGATTTATCTTGGGTTCCAAATTTAAGTTTAATAACTATGCACCCAAAAGAAGCAAGGGGAGCGGGGTATGCAAGATCGATTGCAATGAAAGCATATAATAATCAAGAATACTTTTTGCAAATAGATTCACATACATTGTTTGAAAAAGACTGGGATCTTATGTGTATAGATGAACACGATAAGGCAAAACAGATTGCCAATAATGATAAAATTATTCTTTCTGCTTTCCCTGCTCCATTTACCATTGAACCAGATAATTCTATATTTTTTATTAAAAATAATAAGAAGATGCCTGCATATCCTACTAAGCAAAAGCCTTTGTTTACCAGAAGAAATAACTGGACAGCTAAAAGAGTAGAGTTTAGTGATCGTCAAAAAAAATATCCTGAAGAGTCAACAACTGTGTTGGCTGGTTTTATTTTTACTACTGGAAATATAGTTAATGAAGTTCCATATGACCCAGACATTAGTTTTTTTGGTGAAGAGTTATGTTTTGCAGTAAGAGCATGGACTAGAGGATGGGACATATATTCACCATCAAAAGTTATATTATATCATTTTTATCTTAGACCAGAATATAAAAAAGTATGGGATGCTGAAAATTTTAAAACAGTATCTTGGAAACACTTAGAGTTAAAATCTTGGGAAAAACAAAAAATAATCTTATGTGGTATAGAGTCTGGCATTTATGGTGTAGGCTCAGTAAGAGCATTGGAAGATTATGAAAAAATAACAGGGGTCAATTTTAAAGATGTATATGGATATCAGTGATACAATAGTATTGAGAGAAAAAGGATAGAATGAAAATTGGTCTTATAGTTGCTAGTCTGTTTGCTGTGTCTTTTGCTATTGCATACTTTTCTGCACTCAAAAGACTAAAGGTAGTTAGCAGGTCTTTTGCACAGATGGTTTCATTAAACTCAAGTATGCGTGAAGCTTTTGAATTAAGTATGCAGTCTCCAATAAGCAAAGACGAACAAGACATTCATAAAGAAAACTTTATTAAATTTTTATCTGATTCTCGTGATTGGGCATTTGAATATATTGAAGATGTTCAAAAAGAATTAGAAAAATTTATTAGAGATATTGAACCAGAAATTATGTACTTTGATGAGTATGGAATAGTTGGAGATGCTTATCCACATTACCATTCAATGAAAAAAATATCTTCGGCATATAAAGATTTAAAAAAATTATTACCAGAGGAAGTCGATGATAGACGCTAGAGGAATACCAACTTGTGAGTGTCCAAGTTGTGGCGGTACTTTATTTAGAGCGCTGGTATCATTTGATGCTTCTACCTATATGGTTGGAATGTATCATTTAGACATACAATGTCATGACTGTGGCACTATGTGTACAGCACCCACACCAATAGATCATCCAGAAAATCCAAGCAAAGATTATGGAATGAAAGAATGAAACATCTTAAAATCAAAAAGTTTGAAGATAGCATTCGCTATGACTATGCTGTATGTGAAATACAAGAATGCATTGAAGAAGCAAAAATACTTGCAATGACAGAAACAAGATACGTAGACTTCTGTGAAAAACATCACAGAGAGTATATCGTGGTAGACAGATGAAAAACATGACTGGCTACACTATACTAATAAAAAAATATATCCTAGGAGGAATAAAATGAATCAACAAATTAAAGCAGTACTTGCATCATACGGACGATCAGTTCTTGGTGCAGCAACTGCAATGTACGCAGCTGGTGTGACAGATCCAGAAACTCTTGTATACTCACTAGTTGGTGCGCTTGTACCAGTGGTATTAAGAGCAGTTAACCCTAATGACAAGGCATTTGGACGTATGCCTGCTGAATCAGACATTGAAGCAGCACTAAAGAATGCAAAGGTCATTAAGAAGAAGGCTGCAAAGAAGCCTGCTGATAAGAAGTAAGTTTATCTTATATAGAAAGGCGGATCTTCGGATCCGCTTTTTTATTTCTCTAAAATATCTAGATACTTTTGTTTTAGATTTTCAACAGAAAAGTTATTTGTTCCAATATTAAAAGCTTTTTCCTTTTGAGCAGTTGTGTTTTTTTCTTTCATGTATCCATCAACAATACGTGCAAGGTTTCTTGGATCAGCAGCATAAACATCAAGTATTGCTCTTGTTCTTAAAGTAGTAATCTTATTAGATTGCGCTAACCACTCTTGTGGAAGTATCTTGTTATTTGGTGAAATATCTGTCATAAATACTGGAAGACCAGACATTAGAGCCTCATTCATTGGCAAGCATAGTCCAGCATATCTTCTTGGCAAAACCATTGCGTCAAAACCATCATACATAGCCTCACGGCTTTCTGAATTGTTGTTGTCTATAATAAGTCTTGGATTATCACAATGTATAGATAGCGGAGTCTGTGTTCTGATAACAACCTGAAAATCTTCTTGTGAATACTTTAGCATCTCAACAACAGAATTTGTTCCATTTCTATCCTCAGAAGCAGCTTTGCCTCCGATATGAAGTATTCTATTATGGTGTTTTGAGTAGTTATTTTCTCTTATGCCATCAAACAATGTGTGGTCTGTTGGTGGCGGTAAATATGAAATAATAGTTTTACTACCAAATAACTCAGTCATACGCTCAAAGTTCCATAAGCTTGGTGCTAGGAATACATCTGGCAGTGCTAAATCTTTATTATTTAAATGATCCAAGAACTCATAGTTATACTGTAAAACAGTCTTAACACCAGCACGTCTTGCAAGATCTATAAATTGATGGTTATAAAATGTTTCACAGGTCAATACAACATCTAGCCCACGAATAAATTCAGTTATATCATTAGACTTTGGAAAGCCCCTTACTGGATGTATATTATATCCTTCATACCATTCTGGATGCTGATTGTTTTTATTAAAAGGTGTTGAGTCAATGAGCATAATCTTGGTTGGATTAAGCATATTAGCTAATTCTCTAGTTTGATTTCCTAGTCCAGTATTATCAGACCTTGCAATAATACCAAGTCTCATTCAGTTAGCCCCCATGCTTCATCATCTCCTGTAAACTTTCTAGTACCCGCACGTCCATCTAAATGATATGAACGCTTTATATCTCCATCTGGATGGTATATCCAAAGTTTATGTGCATTCCAACCATCATCTTGAACTTTGCCATGAAATCTATCTTCAATGAAAGTTTTTTCATCAGAAAAGGGAAGAATAATATCTTTATAATATTTAACTAAAGATAAATGAGGTCTTTGACTCCACTGAATTGTTTTTAAAAAGTTGCCTTTCTTTTCAAGCATAAGGTGATTATGATCTGTAGGAATTACTGCTTCAAAGTGAAACCTAATTGTGTTTGCTTCACCAAACTCCAACATGTCTAAGCATTCTTCCCAGTGAATATGTCTATCACCAGTAAGGGGAGCATCTCCTTCAACATAAAGCATGGCAGATGTTTGTATTAAATCAACTGTTTCTTTCATCATTGTTGTCTGATGACTATGGTTGTCAAAAATTATTGGTAAAACATTTTTCCATTCATGCAAACACTTCCAAAGAACACGGTTTTTAAACTCATCATAGTCTGCTTTTCTGTTTAATCTTTCTTCACGCAGGCCATCAATTTGCAAAATGATTTCATTTTCTGGAAAATGGATCCGAACTTCTCTAATAGTTTCATCAAGAATTGTTGTGTCTGGATGGCTTGGCAACACAGAGGTGACAACAATAATTGTTACATCGTCTTTACCCATTTAGTTGTCTCATAATCTTAATACCTAAATCTCTCTTATATTTTATCCACCAAGAAACTACCCTGTGCATATTGTTTGGATATTGTTCCAATAACTTAGGGGTCAATTTATGTAACTCAAACCAGTCAGATACGTGAGTAACTGGTATCTCGTATCCAAAAACATCTTGATAGAATTCTATGGTATTGCCCTTTGCGTCAACCCTATCAGCAATTGGCAAGCATAACATCTCTATGGCCTCAAAGAGCCTAAAAGAGTCAATAACTACCGCCCCAGAGGGCGCAGGAGCAATCTTGGCACTGGCCAGTATGCGATAGTAGTCTAAGGGCTTGTCTCCCTGTGCAAAGCCTTCTGTTGGCTTAAAAAGGGCATTTGGCATGTCCTTTATAGCATCGGCCAACTGTTCTCGTCTAGGATGAGTGATCTGTCCACCAAAATACAAGTCATGATATTTAGAAGGATAGTTAGGAACCAACTTCTTGAGATGCTGAGGTACACCTATTGGTATTTTATTATAGCCTTGGTGTTTTTCATGAGGGTATTGAATCCATATTTCAGCATTAGGATGACTAATCTTACTTATGTCAAACCTACCCTCTTCATCCCCTGTAATAAATAAAACAACTCTTGAAAGGTTTTGTATTTGATTATTAACCTCTTTTTCATGGCCTAGGTTTTGAGGTCCAGGAACTACAACAAAACCACGATCAGCTTTGGGAATGGATGTTACCTTAATTTGATCTACTTTATACTTATCAAATATTTCTTTTAGTAAACCGTAATCCCATTTATCAGCAGCACAATCTTGTTCACTAAAAGAATACAAATAACATTTAGATTGGTTCATAATAAAAATGAACCTCATGCTGGTAGTCTATTAAGTGTTCGATATAACCAATGTTTTTAATAAATTGTCTAAGATCATAAAGGTATTCTTGCCAATACATCATCATAAACTCTGGATGACCAGATAACCAGATCTTTGGTCTAAACTCTCTCATAACTTTTTCTGCACCACCAAGTACACGCCATTCGCTACCTTCAACATCAAGAGATATTGCTGTAGGTGGCTTAATTCCTTTTTCATATACTAGAGTGTCAATCTTTGTTTGACCATACATATCTGCTTCATATTGTAGTTCTTTAAATCCATGTGCAGCCTCAATTGGTGAATCTGCTTCTGGCGGGAACTCATTATAATAAATACGTGCAAGATCATTATCTTTATCTGATGCAAATCCAGGAATAGAAATAATTGGTTTTTCTAAACCATTTGCACTCCATAGTAGTGGAAAGTGTGACCAAACTTTTGGATTAGGTTCAAATAAAACTACTTCTGCACCCCACATTTGGCATAGGGCAGGCATCTCTCCCTCTTCAGCACCAACATAATAAACAACATCGCCTTTACCAATATTTTCGTGCATTGACTTTAGTCTTAGTTTTTCCCAGCCATGCTCTAGATACCAATCTGGTCTATCTGCACGATGCTTAGGCAAAACAATTTCAAACTCTCCGTTAATAACGGCTTTTACCATCTCTGTCATTTTATTTCCCTCAATCCGTTATGGTAGACAATTACTGGATTACAAACACCACAAGTGGTTATTTCTATATTGCTTTCAATATTTGTTGAATCATATTTGAAAGTATTACTGCAATTTGTACATGTGATTAATGTTTCTTTAAATTTTGTATTGTTTTTAGTTGATTTTTTTTCTATCCATTCATTATAGTAATCATTAGAAAAATATTTTATATCATTTTCAGGATTATTAAATGGGTGTTCATATGTATTGAGCAAATGTTCTCCTGTTCCAGGAGTTGCGCCCCACTTTTTTTCGTAGTATTTTCTATGGTGTGGATCATCTGTATTTATTTTATTTAGCTTCATGCTATGTGACATTATTGTATCTTTTACATCAACTAATTCTTTTGTCCAAAGAAGCATTTTTTCAGAGTTAACGGCAAACTTTTCCTCATCTGAAAATGCAAATGGAAAAGCTTTTTGAATTCTAATACTATAATCAAGATCATCATATCCATATGGAGTAAAGTTGGTATCCCACTTTCCAACTTTATCTATAACATCTTTATGAAAGGCAATTAAATGCCAGCCAAAAACACCCATGCTTTCTACAATCTTATGCTTAGTGGTTTTTAATTTTTCTACAAAGTCTAAACCTCCAGCAGCACCAAAACGAATTGCTGGGCTAATCACAATAAGCCAGTCGGAGTCGGTTTCATACATCTTATCAACACCAAGGTTATGGCTTGCCATACATCCAATATTATTTGTAGTGTTATCAATCTTTAAAACATTTTCAAGCTTACATGTTGACATAAACTCATCCATTACGGATTGTACTGTATAAGGAACAACTACTACATACTTCACTTTATTCCCAACTCATTCATAATGGTTGACCACCTATGCATATAGGTATGCTCCTGCTTTGTTCTTTCATGCCCAGCCATACGGATCTTCTCACGCTCAACATCATTTTCTAGATACTTATCTATCTTGTTTGATAGATCTTCTAGGTTGCCATGCTCATAAAACACGATCTCTTTTCCATCTTCAAAATATTCTTGAAGACCTTCAATGCGAGGGTAGATAGTAAAGCCACCACGACCAGTACTTTCAAACAATCTATCACTTGTGTAGTGTGGATATTTAAATCCTATGTTAAGACTATCACCAATAGAAATCTTACTACGTGCATATATTCTATTTAATGCTTCACCACGAATTGTTCCAGTATCACCATCTCCACCAACATGCAAGAATCTTTTACCATACTTAGACTTTAGGTATTCAATTAGTTGTGGTCTATATGGATACTCGTGATGGTATCTTTTGCTGCCAACAAAAATAATATCCTGATCAAACTCTTTTTTATTATAATCTTTATGTACAAAACACTCTTTATCATAAACTCCAGCAGGTAAAAAGTGTCCTTTAACTTGAGTATTTTCATTAAACCAATCAGCCATTAGCTTGTCAACTGTAAAGAAATGTCCAATGGTTTTATAAAAGTTATCTCCGCTTAAGTCCTGTTGTCTATCTAGACCAAACCATAAATCAAGATGGTATGTCATTGTTGGAACACCAGCATTTTTTAATCTGGCTAAAACAGAGTCCATCGTAATCTTTCCAACTGTTTTCCATCCATGAGTATGTACCCATATGAATAGATCGCTATTTAGTGCACTGTTAAGTATGACTTCTGTTCTTGCTACACGCTCTTGCAGCTTTTCAACGGTATGACCAAGAGACTCTAAAGACTTAGCATGATGGTTCTCACTACTATACTCTACTTCAAAATTACCCAAGAAAACTATGTGTGCCAAAATTACCCCTTTGTTTTAATCTATTATAGCATCCCTGGCAGGATTCGAACCTGCGACCTACACCTTAGAAGGGTGTCACTCTTCCGCTGAGTTACAGAGATAAATATTTTATTGCTCTCTCAAGTCTTTCTATGTCATCCTGAAAAACACCAAGACCACGATTACAGTTATGGCAGATATGTCCTCTGAACTCATCTGTATTATGGTTATGATCTACCACCCAAATACTAGCATTTCCACCAGTACCCTTTAACTCTTCTTCATTCTTTAAACATATTGGACAAATGTAATCATTAACAGGATAACCAAACTCTTTTTTTAATTCTTCTCTACGCTTTGTTAATTTTTTTGCACACTTTCTACACTCAGGTCTTAAATATTTACCACCAGAAGAAGGTGAAAACTCTGAGTAATCTAAAACAAGTTTACACTTGCTACATGTTTTCATAGAGCGGATAGCGGGAATCGAACCCGCACATTAACCTTGGCAAGGTTACGCACTACCACTATGCAATATCCACATCGTACACCAAGTAGGACTTGAACCTACGACGACCAAATTATGAGTTTGGGGCTCTGACCAACTGAGCTATTGGTGCATGTGTCATTAAGACACACCATCTTGTTCCTTTACTGGATCCTTATCAACTAGTCCACGTCCTGGCTTTCTAATCTTGCCTTCGTTAATACCATTCCAATAAATATTGTAATAGTTCTTATCAAATGAAAATGTTTTCATATGTGGAACAAGTGCACCAGTGTGAGCATAAAGTTGAATGCCAGCTTTTTTTACATAACGACAGAAAGCAACATCTTCACTAACAAACTGTGCACCAGGATTTTGTTTTTCTCCAAAAACGGAATACCCATTAGCAGCCTGTCTTACTGGATCAATAATAGATCTATGCATAAGCATAAGACCAAAGCCAGCAATGTCTACAGGAATAACTTTGTTTTCTGGAAGTGGATGAATAATCTTTGTTTGAAACTCATCACCTGTTTCCATATACAAAGAGGGTACTGGCTCCATTAAAGTTTGTTCATTTTGGTTAGAAACAAAATATGTTCCAGTAACAATAGGCTTTGTCTTTTTATCTGCAACACTCCACAACATTTTAATAATCTCATGATTGATCACAATGTCTGAGTCTACCCAAAGCAACCACTCACTATTTGAGAAGTCTGCCCAATGATCAAACAATGACTGTCTCTGTCTTGCAATTTGGTTTCCATTAACACGAATAGTATTTTCAATATTTATCTTATGCTTTGGTGCCTCAATTATTGTATTAGCGATACCGCTTGCAAATCGTCCTTCAACAGAACCGTTATCACACCAACCTAATGTAATGCCTTCTTTGATGCTGTGTGCCATAAGCCCACCCCTTTTCCCTTTACACTAATTCTACTACATACACGCCTGTAAGTCAAGTGAGCAGTTTATGTAGCGACATACTCAGGTCGTCATCTATGTTTATACTGCAGATGATGCAGATTTGTCGATAAAAGCTAGATAACAATTATATCACTTTTTGTAGTTTTGAATAAAATCCTGTAAAGATATTTTATTTTCTCTCCAAAAGGCAAGGACTAGGTCCTTTGATTTTTTATGAAGATTAGTCCCACCTGGGTTCACGTCTGATTTTGTGTCGGTATCGTAGGTAAATAGACCACAGGAATAGGCTTTATTTGTATTTCCAAAAATCGTGGTATGGTCTGCCAAAACCTTTGACCTTTGGTCATTAACCTTATATTTTCCATTATAGATCATTCTATCTAGAATACCCTTTGCATGTTCACGTTTTAAAATATAAAGTCCTGCACTATAGTCAGTCCTCATTCTATTATGAACCTTGTGATCTGTTTTTGTAAATTGAGTTTGGCATAACTGTAAAACATCATAGTCAAATTTTATTGCAGAAATAAACTCTGTCCAAGTCCACCCCCAATACTGAACTGTTTCATCAGAAAGATCGTCTTCTGCAAATATAGCATACTCAGTATCAGATGTATTAATCCAATGCTCTATTGCCTTTATATGAGAAATTGTTGTAGCAATCTCTAACATTGTTGGAATAGATCTGTGTTTTTGTTCAATATTATCAATTAAATGATCAATGTTTTCATTGCCATCAACTGCTTCAATAAAAGTATAATCGGTTATATTATTCCTGTTAATTAAATCTATCATACGATCATATCTGTCTGTACGTCGCTTTAGATTGATTATATATAACGGTCCAAAACCATTAAGCTTATTAATTATTTCAGGGGTAGGAATAATATTTTGCAACTAAACCTACCCCCTTAACAATTATTTGTCTACAACTTCATTTAAGCCTCTTGCAATATCTGCACAGACTTCAAATGCTTTTTTAGTTCTACGACTTTTTGCTTTGCCATGAGTTGACCAGACCTCATAGGTATACTCAATATCATTAGCAATTTGCTCTCTGATTTCTTTCACAGTTAGAATAACTAAGTTCATGACCTGTGACTTTTGATCATCAGTTAGATCATCAAAATTAGACATTTACCTTTTTCCAAGGATCCTCTGTTGGCTCAGAAGCAACCTTTGGTGCTGAATGAACAACTCCTGGCATATCCTTAGTTAAACTATGCATTGTCAATGCAAGTGATTCAGCATTAATTTCATAAGATGTTTTTGTTGCACCAGAACTATCTGTCCAACTTTCTTGATAGATTGTTCCAACAATAATTACTTCTTGACCCTTCTTAAGGGTAGCTTTAGCCTGATCTGCAAGAGTCTTCCAAGCCTTTACTGTCCACCAAGATGTATCACGATCTTCCCATGCACCTGTTTGTGGATTCTTAATGCGATCATTTGTTACTACACGCATACGGACACCAGATGTTCCAATTGCTTCTGGATCTGTTCCAATACGCCCTACTATTGTTACCTTTGGATTCATTTGTTTCTTCTCTCTACTCGTATATATATCATATCATCAATCATCTTCATTGTCAAACTCTTCTAATGATTCTTTATTATTATAGCAATACAAACAGGCATTGCCATCTAGCGGGGCATTGCAATAATCGCAATATCTCATCCAACTAAAACACCAAGCAAGAATGATAAGATAGCCACTACAACAAGTATTTCTTTCCAATATGTATGTGGATCATTTAAGTCTTCATGCTTCATTAGATAACTCCTTATCTGGAATCTCGCTAACTGAGCGGTATCCCTTATTAACTAAAGTAAAAGCAATGCTAACACTAGCAACCATGTAACCAGCAAGCATTCCCCATAGAAATATAAGTATATTATTTGTCATTGATTGTGCCTCTTCTTATTAGAACTCTCAGCCTTAACTTCAGCTTTTATCCTGTCAACTATTGACTGGGCAATTGCATCTACATCATACTCTTTATCAAACTGTTCTTCAGTATCCATTAGTCAATCCTATCTAAATCTTCAAGGCTATTAATACCGTAGAGATTAATCATTTCTTCAACAGTAAACTCTAAATCAAATTCTTCAGTATCCACCTAAACACTCATTTCTAGTATGGAATAATCTAATCTTTGTCATAATTTTGCGGGTAGGTGCAGACATATCTTCTTTACAAGATAAGCAGTTATAAGACCATTCCTCAGTAAAGAAGTCATGAACATACCCTTTGGCATTGGCATACTTCTTGGCTACAAAGGTTTGGAATGGATCTGGTATTTCCATGTTTATCATATTAGTTCCTTTTCAATAGCCTGAATAGTTTCACAAGGATAAGGTGGGGCTAAATCTAAGTCTAGCGTACAGCCCACACAGAAGACATAGCTAACTGCCTCATGTTGGTATGGCTTATGCAGTGCCACTACTGAACGAAGGGCTACTAAAGAGCCAAGCCCAGCATCCTTATAGTTACTTACTTTTTCTAGCAATTCATCATGTGTCATATATACATTATACAGTTCGGCGATAAGTACGTCAAGTTCGGCGCAAAAATAGAATCACAAACCACCTTACGAGTCTTCCGACTCGCTATCGGTTACTTTCTCCCAATAGGCTATACCATCTTCATCATAGTCATCCCAATTTTGACCTGCTACATTTTTTTTAATTTCATCTAACCAAGCCTTACTATCAAGGGTATAATATGTGCCCCATAATTCATAAGGCTTATTTAATATTGTATACATTATTGAGTGGTATTTATAGGCAAAGCCTAACTTACCTTCTTCATCATAATCAAAACACTTAACTAGATGATTACCTGCATATGCTCCACATATGTTACCTATACATCTAAGTGGAAGGATTCTAGTCTTTTCTAGTTTGCTGTGGAACCCATCTGATCTTGCCATTTACCCACACCCTTTCATAGCCCAAAGCTTTCCAGTCCATCTTCATAATACGTGGCTCTTTCATAGTTTCCTTACAAGATCTGCAGCCATCTTAAGACCCCTGACTACACCATCGTGATAGTCTTGATTCTTCATTACCTTAGCCCTATCCCATACATCATAGGATTCCTGGTCTAATCTATCTGCTATTTCTATTTTTAACATCATATCATCTAAGCTCATTTTGCACACCAAATATTCCCATCCTGCATAGTCTGATGAGTATCCCAATACTCAATATTTTCTCTAGCCATTTTACATTTATTACACATACCTCTATCATAGCCTAAATCAGGCGGTATGTCAAGGCTTCTTATAATATTTACCATAGCAACTAACACAATAGGTTGCTGAGGTAGTTACCTGAGAAGCATTATTATTTCCACATATAGAACATGTTAGTCCAGTCATACAGCAATTATACCCCATATGGCAAATATCCCCATATGGCAATTTGCGACGGTATATGCTAGAATAGTCTTATGTGCCCTATATGTAATACACTTTTAACTCCTATAGTATATACAAAGACTGTAGATGAGATATTGATCCATATGGATTCCATAGGACAGATTATCCTGGTTGAAGGAAAGCCAAGAGCAAAGGCTCCTAAGTCATATTGCAAGAAATGCCATACGGGATATCAGGGTGAAGTACCCCTTGATAATACCGTTACCCTTGGATAATACCCTGAAAAATATGTAAGTTATACACAATATATCCATAGTTATCCACATGTTTATCCACAAGTTATCCACAAAATATATTACTGATTATATTATCATAGGGTTTAGGTGGAGGAAAATGGAGTGAAATGGGGAATGGAGCATCTTTATAAGAGGCGGCCGTAATGCGACAGTTCAAACCAAACCCCATATCATAAAAACCTTCATATGTCAAATCCTTTTTTCCTGGATTATACCCATAAAACCCTTATTTGTCAAGTATAAAAACATATAAAAAATCCCCAAAAATATCCAAAAACCATAGACAAATGTTTTAAAAATGTATATAATGTTTGGATAATCTGGGAAAAATAAATAGGCTTTCGTAATGTCTTTTACTATAGAGATAATTGTATCAGGATATATTGTTTGTATACCGCCCAAACTTTCTGGGATTTTTTGATGATCTTCGTAATGTCTTTTAGGATAATTAAAGATGCAAAACCGTTCAGGGATTTTTT